TCACGTGACGGAAAGCGAGAGCGCGAGCACGCGCATCGCCGCCTCGAGCCGCGCCCAATCGACGCCCGCGGGGTCGGCCCCCGTGGCGCGGAGCCAATCGGGCGAGAGCAGCGCATAGGCTTCCTCGGCGTAGGTTGCCCACCATTCCCAGGTCATTTGCTTGAGCGCGCCCCAGGTCACGCAGATCGGCCCGATTTCGTTGTAGCCGACGAGCGGCACGCAGTGCCCACCCCACGAGCCCGGCGCATCGGAGATGGACGCCCAGACGTCTTCGTTCTGCGCCGAAAGCGGCAGCGCGACGCCGGCGTAGAGATTGCCGAAGGTCGCGACCGCCCGCCGCACGGCGTCGAGATCACGCGGGTCGACCGAAGCCGCGCCGGTGAGCGTGTCCGGGCCACCGTCGGGGGTTGGCATCCCGGTCGTCGCCCAATAGCGGAGCACATCGCCACAGAGCGCGCCGCGATCGGTCGCGGGATCGCCGGGCACGTAGCCAGAGACCGCGCTGTAAGCGGCGAGCACTTGCGCGTCGTCCATCACCACCGGGTGCGCGTCGGTGTAAGACGTCCATTGCTGAATGACGTGGCCGACGGCCGCGCAGGCGCAATCGCCAACCTCATCATTCGCCAGCATCGGCCACGCATTGATGCGCGAAAACCAATCGGCGGACGCCGGGCTTGCGAGGGGTGCCGCGAGATAGTCGCGGAGCGGCGCAAGACGCGGATCTTGCGGCGCGCGCACGCGGCCGAGTTTCATGTTCGAATGGTCGGTCATAGGGCTTTCTCCTCGCGCCCGCAGCGCCAGCTTTGCAGGCGGTAGCTCGGATGATCGCGCAGCCAGCGCTCGGCTTCGGTCTGCCCGGCAAGCAAACAAGCGATCGGGGTTGGGAACGGCGCGGCGAGCGTGCGCGTCTCGCACGCGGGCGCGCTCATCAGGCAGACGATGAAAGAAAGCGTGATGGGGTCCATAATTGGGTGTCCTCGAAGGGCGCGAGCGCGCGCTCATAAGCGCCGATGTGATGATCGGCGAGCGGATCGTCCGCCGGGGTGCCGATCTCGATTTGGCGGCGCGGGTGGAGATAGACGCCTGGCAGCCACGGCACATCCGGCACCGGATCGTCGCCGTTGCGATAGCTGCGGACGGCAATCGGTGAGAGGAGGCGCCGCAGTTTCCACGAGCCGCAACGCGGCGCGCCGAAGGTGACGACGGCAGCCGGCGGCGTCCGTCGTGCTACCAGAATGCCGGCGAGCAGGAGCGCGAGCGCGCCGCCGAGCGAATGGCCGACGACGATCGCGCCGCTGAAATTGACGGACGCCATCGGCGCGCGCCGGTAAAGCGCCCAGGCGCCGGCGCAAAAGCCGGCGTGGCAGATCCCAAGCGTTCCATCCCACGTCGGCCACGCCGCAAAATCGCGCAGCCACTCGCCGATTTCGCGCTTGGTGCCGGGGATCGCGAAGATCGGACGCTCGTCGACGAGGGTGTAAAGCGCCGAGAGTTCGCCGGCGAACCAGGTTGCACGCGTATAGCTCTGCGCGACGAGGCGGCAGAGATCGAGATCAGACGGCATCGAGCAGCCCTCCCGCCGCAAGCGCGATGCGGCAAATCCGAAGACGCCAGCCCGCGAGAAAGCGCGGGTCGTCGGGAAGCGCCGCGAGGCGCGCGGCCTGAAACCTCGCGCAGAGCCCGAGCAAATCTTTGCGGCGTGCTTCGAGAGCGGCGAGCGTCACGGGGCCAATCACGCCATCGGTCGCCACGCCGAGAGCCGCTTGCAGCCAGCGCGACGCTTCCGCGACCCCGTCATTGACCGCAGCATCGAAGACCAGCATCGCGAGCGCCGGCGGCAGCTTGTCGCCCGCGATCGGCGCCCAGTAATCGCGGGCATAAATCGCCTTCGCGTCCTCGAGCGTGAGGGACGCGATATCGAGCCCGGGATAAGCCGCTGCACTGATCCCGAATTTCGTCCCACGACAGGCACCGCGCCCGACGCTGCCGCCGGTCCAGTTGCCGGGATCGTCGGGGTCGGCGGAAAAGCCGCCTTCCTCGCCGATCGTCTCAGCGAAGCAGCGCGCGAAAACCTCAGTGGCCAGCACGGAAGTCTTGCGCCTGCTCGGCGAGCACCCGCTCGGCCTCAGATGCTGTCATCGCCGCACTGGCGGCGGCTGGCGCCGGCAGCCCAACGGCGGATTCGAGCACCGGCAGCATGACATTGGCGGCGGCGAGAATCTCGGGCACCGGCGCCGGCAGCGTCGGCACCTCGGAAAGCGCCGCGACCATGGCATTGACGGCAGCAGCGAGCTGCGCCACCTCCGGCTGCGCCGCGCTCGCGCTGGTCGCCTGCGCCACTGCCGCCGCCGCCGCTTGCACCGCCGAAAGCGCGTTATCGAGCTGAACGAGTTGGGCTGCGCTCAAGACATTGGCGTTGCGCAAATCCTTGGCGGCGGCGGCAAGGCCGGTTGCGATGTTGTCGGCGTCGGTCGCAACCGTCGGGAGCGAGACCGCGCCGTTGACGCAGGCCCCGAGCAGGAAAGCAGCGCCGGCGAAAGCGGCGATGGGGAACAGACGCATCAGTGTTTCTCCTCGGATTGGGGGGCTTGGGATGGCGCGCCGAGCTGCGCGGCAAGCTGCTCTGCGGCGCGGGCGAGAGTCTCCGCGTCGGCCTTGGCGGCGTTGTTGTCGGGCAGCAAAATCGAAACGACCGCGCCGACGACGATCGGCAGCGCCGCCGCCCACGTCATTTGCTTCGTCAGCACCGCCTCGAGCGCACCACACAAAGCGGCAAGGCCGGCAACCGTGCTCGGTTGCCGGAGAGTGTCACGAACAGTCATGGAAACTCCTCTCAGCGCGTCGCGCCATCCAAAGGCCGTGGATGGGCAGTCAAAATCGCGGTATCGAGTCGTGTGTTGATTTGGCTGAGGGCGGCGTTGATCTGCGCGATCACCGCCCGCTCGGCATCGACGCTTTCATCGATGCGCCGGCCGATCCCGGCGAAGCGCTCGGCTTCGTCGGCGCGCGCGGCGATCAATTGCTGCTGCAAACTTTCGATGGATTTCTCGCGCAGCGTGATCTCGGCGGTGATCCGCTCCTCCTCATGGCCGACGGTGACGGCGACGTAAAACACCGAACTGATCACCGCGCCGACCATACCGAGCAGCGACAGAAGATTGCCAGCGGTGACGACACCATCAAAGCGGACGTGATGGTTTTTGCCGTCTTCCATCACGCGTCTCCGGCGCCGGCGAGACACGTATCGACCGGTGCGCCATTGAACTCGGGCAAGCGGCGCGGGTTGCCGTCACGCGCCTCGCTCGCGGCCTTGGCAAGCTTCGCCTTGAGGGCTGAGTAAAGCATCGCCGTGGTGATCGCATGCCAATCCGTCCCCGGCGGGAAATCGGCGAGCATCAACGCATAGCATCGCGGCGTCCCGAGCGGGTTACACCCGGCGCGCCGCGCCGCCTCCGAGACATACCCGGCCAGCGCGATTTCGATGCGTTTGGCATCGAAGAAATCCTGGCGATGGACGATGCGCCAGTAGGTCACTGGCGCGCCGGTGTGATCGGGATCGAGCGATTTCGTCAGAGCCATCGTGGAAACTTCCTATTGCAGGCGCGCCCAAAGCGCGCTGGTCGCGAAGAAAATGAAGCGGGCGGCGCTGTTTGCCGAAAGCGCCGTCGGCGCACCGGAAATCGTCTGCCCGGTATTGGCGTTGAGGGTGAGCGCGGTGATGGCGGGGATGGTCGCGATGGTCACTTCCTGGCCATCGATCGGTGCCGCCGGCAGGGTGACGCTCAGAGCAGCCAGCGTCGCGCTGCCGGCGATCTGCAACAGCGAACAATTATTTGGAACGACGAGCGCGGCACCGCTCGCCGGCGTTTGATAGCTGTAGGATTGTTCGGCGCGCGCCCCGAGCAGCGCGACCGGAGAGCCGCCGGCGCCGACGGAGCCGAGCGCAACCGCGCCGTCGCCGGCGCCGGCGAGTGTCACGCCGTTGGCGGCAAGCGCGCCGGCGCTGCTGATCGCCGCCGGCGCGCTCGCGCTGCCGGGTGTGAGGTTCAGATAATTCGCGAAGTTGGCGATCGGCGTGAGACGGGCGGCATCGGCGCCATTGGCGGAAAAATGCAGAACGCCATTCCCCTGTGTTGCAAGCGCGAGATCGACAGCAGCGTCTGCGCCCGCGCTCGCAAGGCCCGGCGGCGCGCCGTTTCCGGCGCCAAACAGCCGAAGCCCGTTGACCGCGCCCGCGACAACGCTATTGAGCGCCGGCGCATAGGCGTAATTCGGCTTGTCCCAGCCATTGCCGACATCATGGACGTTGGCGGACGCCGTCGTCGTGAGCGCCGCGACACTCAGCGTCTCGGTCGCGCCAGAGGAGGCGCTTGCGCTGACGCTGATGCCTGCTTGCGCTGGTGCGTAGAGCACGAGCGTCTCGGAATTGGGATGAGCGGTGACGAAAACCCCTGCGGCGGGCGCATAATTTCCCGAAAGCACGGCAAGCGGGCTTGCGAACGTCACTGCGCCGTTGAAGGCGATCTCGGCAGTGATGGCGGCACTGAGTGTCACCGTATTGCCGGCGATCGCAGTGATCCGCGCACCGGCCGGGATGGCCGCGTTGCCGTAGGCCACCATGCCAACCGCGAGCGCGCTTGCATCATAGAGCGTAAGCGTGCTCGCCCCCGCGAGTGCGGTCTGCAGGGTCGTCGCCGGCGCGATCACGCTCGCCGCCTGAACCGCGTTCGCAAGCCCAAGCGCCGCGCTCGCGAGAGTATCGCCGCTGACGAGCGTGTAGCTCACCGCAACCGGGCCGCCGATCAACGCGCTGCCCGATACCGTGAGCGTCAACACATCACCGGCTGTTGGCGCCCCGCCGATGGTGACGGCGTCGGCGGCAAGCAATCCGCTCGCGATCGCGCTCGCACCCTTGGTGTTGACCGAGCTGTTGCCCGCGAGCGTCAAAAGCCCGCCATTGGTTTCGATATCGATCGGCACAGCGCAGCCGGAAAAACAATTCCCGACAATGGTCGCTGCGAGAATGTTGCTGATCTGGACGCCGACACCGCCATCTTGCGGCAGAACATCATTGCCGATGAGAGAGAGACGCGCGTTCGGCGCATCGATGCGAAGAGCAGGTTGCGGCGAAATCACGCCGTTATGGGCATAGCGCGTGAGCTTGCTGTCGGTGATGCGAATCTCGTAGACATAATCGCCTTTGATGTCGAAAATCATGCCCTCGCAAAAACCGACCTCCATGTTGGCAACGGTCAGCATGAGATCGGCGCCGGAGGCCGATTCGTAAACATTCGGCGCGGGATTTTCGATCAGAAACAGCGGCAGTGGCGCCGAGGTGTCGCCTGTGATATAGCCATAGACGCTGAAATTCTCGAAATGCGTGGTTTGCAGGACGCCATGATTGACGACTTGCAAAACCGAGCCGATCGAGTCGAAATTCGTCTCGGTAAAATTTCCCGCAAGCGTGCCGCCATCGACGAGGATCGCGGTGCGATAGCCGAACACGAAATTACCGACCGCAATCGGCCCGCCATTGGTCGTCGAGGAGGGCGCGGTGGCGCTACCATTGCCGGAAACGAGCAGCCAGACGCTCCGCGTTGTCGCGTAATTGCGGAGATAGTAGTTATTCTGAATGGCTTCGAACGTGGCACCACCGGCGAGCGCCGCCAGCGTCGGCACGGTGATGGTAACGGTATTGCCCGAGATGCTGGCGATGGTGGCATTATAGGGAATAGCGCCATTGCCGCTGAGCGGCATGCCGGGCACGAGATTGGCGACGCTGTTGACCGGGAGCGCCGTGCTGCCGGCGGCAACACCGGCGGCGAGCGTCAGCGTGACCGCAACCGTTGCCGCGGCACCGCCGCCATAATGCAGCATCTCGTCCTGGAACACGCCCCAAGAAAAGAAATTGTCCGACATGAAGATGATGTCGGCGACGTTGGGAAGATTGAAACAAACATTGAGGGCGCAAATGCGGTTGCGCGTAAACATCACATCGCCGACCGTGGTCGACGCCGGAACCGCGAAGAAATCATAGGCGTTGGTGACCTGATTGTCGGTGAACACCACGTCAGCAACAGCGGAAATCCCGGTCATGCCAAGAAATAGCGGCGGATAGACGATCGGGCCGCTCGGCTGGTCGACCTGGTTCGGGTAGTAAAAACAAAGGCGCTCGATCAGCACCGAGGCGCCGATCAGAAACGGCGATTGCGCCGTCGCGGTGATCCAGATCTGGCTGCCGTTTTTGCCATAGGGATAGCCGAAATCGGTGCCGCCATCGCCGATCAGGGCAACGTTCTGGAGCGTGATTTGAGCGGCGCCAGCAAGCAAAATCGGGCCACCGGCCGGGATATAAAGCGCTTTGTTGGCAGCGCTTGCGGCGGCGACGGCGGCGGCGAACGCCACCGAATCATCGGTTGTGCCGTTCCGCGCAAGGCCAAAATCATTGACATTGATGCGATCGGCAAAGCGCGCGGCAAGCGAACGTGCCGTCGTGGTCGCGTTTGCGATCGCCGTCGCGCTGGAGAGATCGGTCGCGCTGACGCTGCCGCCGCTGATCGCGACGGCAGACGCGCTTTGTGTCGCGAGACTCCCAAGCCCGAGATTGCCGCGCGCCAGCGTCGGATTGGCGAGATCGGAGAGATTGTTTGTGCTCTGCAACGCACCGGTCAAGCGCGGATCGTTGCCGGCGGCAACTGTTCCCGCCGTCGTGCCGATATTTGCCGAAAGCGTCGCATTGGCGAAAGTAAGACCATTGCCGATCGCGATCGTCTCCGGGCTCCCGGCCCCGAGGCTCGCGCGCCCGAGCAGCGAGCCGGTCGGCACGCTGAGCGCGGGCTCGGTGCCGGCGAGCAAGGTGGCAACCGTGACCGAGCTGGTCACGCCATTTTGCTGCAAGGGCAACTCGTCATCGGAATTGACCGAGGTGACGGTGGGCAGTTGCGGAATGGTGGGCATGGTAAGCCTTTCGTGACGGGTCGCGAAATCAGGCGACGGCAACCCAGCCGGTTGCCGCGGTTCCGGTTTGCTTCACCCAGAATGTGCTGCCGACACCGCCGGCGAGATTGCGGTAATCAGAGCCAGGTGGCGCGGCGATGACGCCTTCCGGCGAGCCGGTGCCGATGGTCGAGATCACACCCTCGGGCGCGGCGTCAGAGGTGATGCGAAGAACGCCTGCGCCATTGGGATGAAGGCGCACATCGCCGCCATTGACGCTGCCGAACGTGACCGATCCATCCCCAGGAAACGCGAAATAGCCGCCGAGCGGCACGATGCCGGCGCGCCACGCGCCATAGGTCACCGTCCATTCAACATCACTATTGGCCGGCACCGTGAGGTCGAACAATGTCCAGTTTTCCTGAAACGGCGCCGAGCCGACGCGGGTAAACACGACGGCTTCGTTGCAGCGCGTGCGAAGCCGCCGGCCGGTTGGCAGCGGCGCCGAGACATAGGCGGTTGCGGCGGCCCCGGTGCCGTCACCGCTAATAGTGACCGGAATGGACGCCCCGATCGCGCCATAGCCACTGCCGGCATTGGTCAGCGCGATGCCGATGATCGCGCCATTGCGAATGAATGCGATCGCGCTGGCGCCACTGCCGGGCCCGCCGATCGCGACAGTCGCCTCGGTATAATTCGCCCCACCTTCGATGACGCGAACGAAGCCGATCGCACCCGCCATGGCATATTGTGAGGAAGACACCATGCTGGCGATCGGCCCGGTGACCGTGGTGATCATGACCTCGTCAGCAATGTCGGGAAATACCAGCGTTTGCGGCCCGCTGCCGCTGGCGAGCGGATTGATGGTAAGAAGCGCCGTGTCGTTCCAGGAGTTGCCGGAGATCAACACAGAATCGGTGGCGGCCGTCAGGCACTGCGCGATCGTCGCCGCACCCGTCCCCATGAAGCGGTTGTTCCGTATGACGACGTTCTCCGGCCCATCGCGCAGAACGATGCCGCCGCCTTGCGAAAACCCGATCCAATTGTCGCTGATGGTGAGGTTCGTGCAGCTGATACCGAAATTGTTGCCGTGGCCGTCGGTTTCGACATTATTGACTTGAATGGCCCAGAGCGTGCTCCCCTGGATACGGTTGCGCGAGACCCGCATATTCTCGCTGCCGCCAGGATTGATACCGATCGCAGCACCCGAGATGAAATTGCCGACGATATCGCCATGGATCGCGCCACCCGAATCGATGCCGTAAGGCGCCGTGCCGCTAAGCCAGACGATGGTATTATTGCCGATCAGACTGTAGGCGGTATTGGCGAGCAGACCCGCACCATTGGCGCCGTTATCAACAAGCATGTTGCCGGTGACGGCAAGCGCCTGTCCCGCAACGGCGATGCCGTAATCGCTATTGTCATGGCAGATATTATTGGCAACCAGAATCGCCAGCGCGTCGGGATTGGCATTGCCCCAGACCGGCGGCGTCGTATTGCTCTGGTTGAAATTGCCGATCGAGATGCCGCGCTGATTGTTCCAAGCGCGGCAATTGGCGACAAGGCAGAGATGAAGTTTTTGAAGGAAGTTTGGATCGGTGTAGTCGATGACGATGCCATAGCTGCCATTGTCATGGGCGCGCGTTCCGGTAATCGCAACCCCCATCACCGCCTGCACCCAGATCCCATGGATCGCATTGCCATAGGCTTCGCAATCGCGAATTTCGTATTGCACGCTCTCAGGATCGGAGGCCTGAATGACGAGGCCGGAGCCCATCGTCGGCCCGCCGGCGCCGGTGAAAACGCAGGTCTCAAACACCGCCTTGGTGCAAGCAGGCGTAACCAGAACCGCCCAGCTATCGGTGGTGATGGTGGCGTTGGCGTCAAAGATGATGCCGGCGGCGTAGAACGCGGCACTCGAGATCGATATCCACGCATCGCCGGTGCTTTGCGCGCCGCGGCGGAGGATCGTCTGCCCGGGCGCGCCGAGGAGAACGGCGCTCGCGGTGTTCGGCGTCCATTGGCCGGTCAAGAGATAGGTCTTCGGGCCAAAGCGCAGCGGACGGCCGGAGGCAAGGGCGGCGTTGATCGCGGCGGTATCGTCGGTCACGCCATCGCCCTTGGCGCCGAAGCTCTCGACGCTGACGCTGTCTTCGAGAAACTCTCCAAGCGTGCGGCTGGCGGTTGCGCCGTTGGCGACGGCGACCATGCCGGAGGCGGAAATATTGGGCAGTGTCGCGATATTTTGCATGAACTGCGCGTAAGGCACCGCGACATTGCCGCCGTTCTGCCCGAGCGGGACGAGATCGCCGGGCTGTGGCGCGATCCCGGCGCCGAGTGCCGGCACCGAATAGGGCGCCGCCGCGGCGCTCAGAACGCCGTTCGCGAGCGAGAGATTGGCGCCGATACCGATCGCTTGCGCGCCGCCGACGCCAGGGCCAGGATTGCCGAGAAGCGCGTTGGCGCCAAGGGCAAAGGCGGGCTGCACGCCGGCCAATATCTGCGCGCGGGTGACCTTGCGGGTGATGCCGTTCTGGCTCGTCGGATATTCGTCGGTGTCGGCCGCGGAGATCGCCGGCGGCAGGGCGTCGATGGTCATCATGCTCAGCTGCCCGTGATCAGAATCGGATTGCCGTTTTGATCGATGAGAATGAGGCCAGTGTTGGTGATCAGATCATCCGGCAGAACCGGCAGCGAGGAGAGGGAATAGACCGGCAGCAAAATGCTGCGCGCGAGCGTGCGGCCGGAAAAGGTGGTGATCGTGACAGTGACGGTGTAAACCGTGCCAGATTGGCCAGCAGCGAGCCAGAGAACCGCGATCGCGCCATTGGCGAGCGCGGAATTCAGCGTGAGATCGCCGGGATTGTCGGGCGCGATGGTCACCGAGAGCGTCGAGATCCCGTCGCCAGGATTGCCCGCGAGCGCTGCCGAGACGTCGAATTGATAGTCGAGAACATCATTCGGGTCCTTGAGCGGCCAGATCGGCAGGGCCGGCACCGCCGGCTGGGTTCCGCGTGGCACCGGGACGAAACCGTCGAGCACCACCGTGCGCGCGGTCGAGGGCTGCCAGACATGGGTTGCGGGCGTGGACATGGCGTTCTCCGAAACTGCTGATCACCACTCAAGAATGACGAGACCGTTGGCGCCCGTGCCGCCGGCGCCGTCGGCGATGCCGCCGGAGGCACCAGCGCCGGCGAAGGCGCCATCAAGCCCCGGGAGACTGGTCGAGCTGCTTCCCGCCGGCCCAAAGGCGCCGCCGCCGCCAAAGGCCGCGCCACCGCTCCCGCCGACCAAGCCGCCGCCGGGAAAGACGAGGCCGTTTTGGCCAAACTGCCCAGAAATACCGAGGCTTCCGCCAGAGCCGGTGCCACCGTTGGCGGCGGCGACGCCAGCGCCGTTGGCGCTGCCGCTGCCGCCCGGCGCGCCCCCTGTCGCTGACGCAAACGTGCCGAAACTGGTCGTGCCACCGGCGAGGCCTGAGGTGCCGCCGGCGCCAACGGTGATCGCAATCGTGGTCCCGGGTGTTACGGGGAAATACCCCTCGGCATAGCCGCCGCCGCTGCCGCCGGCGCCACTGCCGCCGCCACCCGCGCCGCCGCCCGCCCCCCAGAGCCGTGCGCGCACCTGCGAAATACCGCTCGGCACCGTCCATGTCCCGCTTTGGCCAAACGCGGTCATGCGCGAAACACCCGGCGTCAGCGCGGGGAGTTTGAAGGGAATGAAGGGCGCGGTCGCCAAGGTTTCGATGTTTGCCGCGGTGATGCTGGTGGCGCCGTAAGCGACGGTGATGACATAGAGCCCAAACCAGCCGCTATCGACCGGCGGCGTCGTTTGCGTGCCGGTCGGGGCCGGCGCGCCGGATTTCACCTGCAACTGCACGCGCTCGATGCGGGCGGTATTTTGCGCCGCGCCGGAATTCGACGGGCCACTATAAGGCTGCGCCGGATTGGCGGCGTTGTAATAGGGAAGAATGACGGGATCGGTGTCGCTTTCGAGGAAGCTCGCCTCAATGAGATAGGCGATGGACTCGCCCGAAGAGGTCGGCGCGGTCAGCGTGAAGCTCGTCGGGGTGGTGTTGATGCCCATCTTCACCAAAGGATCGGTATTATCGGCCGGAAGCGCGCCATAGGCGAGCGGGTCGATGGTGGTGAGCGTGGTGATGCTGCCAGGACCGACCGTGACGCTCATCGAGGCCGGCGAGGTCGGGGCGCAGGCGAGGCCATCGACGACGGTATTGCTCCCGAGCGTTGCCTGCACGAGATAGCCAAGGGCGATGAGCGTGTTGCGATTGATGGTGAGAATATCAGTGTCGAGCGGGATCGCGCCCGGATAGACGATGTTGCGGTCCATGGGTTCTCCTCTAGCGGCGGACGTTGCGGCGCCGGATGGTCAGTTGCTGATGCGGGTCCAGGCGATGGTCGCGGCCGGCAGCACCGCGGCGATGGCGGCGTCGATGTCGCTGTCGCTAATGCCGAGGCTGGCGAGAGCGAGATCGGCATATTCGATCGGCCCGACACCATAACCGCCGCCAGCATTCCAGCCGGCAACGTTGGCGATACCGTTTTCCCGTGGCCGATAGGCGGTGACGAAGCACTGAAATGGTAAATTGAGATCGCCCCAGCCGCCGGCGACGCCATAGCCCGCGCCACCGCTTGTGTAGCTGCCGGTATCTTCTGGGCGGGTCGGCTCGAAAATCACCGGCGCGCGTCCCGTAAGATCAACGAGCGCTTGCGAAAGCGCCTCGCGCGTTGCTTGCGGGCGAAGAATATTTTGGTCGATGCGGGCGCGAAAAGCCGCGTCGCTCTCGCCGGCTTTGCGCGGCAGACCATTGCCGAAGAAATCGAGCGAAATCATATCAAGAAAAATGCCGGTCGCGGTCGCGATCCTGGTTTGCGTGATGACATAGGCGAGCAGGCTATAGACGAAGGCCCAGATCGCGCCGATGCCGGCGAGCAGCGCGTTGAGAATGGGGCTCGGAGTGCCGAACCATGGCGGCAGAACGGCCTTGATGCGCGCTGCCATGTCATTCTGGTCGCCGGTCGCCATCTCAATTCACCACCACGCTCGCCGCCGTGATCACACCGGTTGCCGGCGGCACGAGATCGGCATTGACACCGTTGATGCTGAGCGCCGTCACGTTGGTAACGGCGGGATCGGCGTCATAGGCGAGTTGTGCGAGACGCGAGATCGGCAAGGATGCGCCAATGGCAAGGGTTGCGATGAAGTTGGTAATCGCGGTACTGATCTCGGCGGCGATGGTGGTGAGCGACGCGGCGGGAGACAGCGTCACGGTGAGCGAAATCGCGGCCGCAATCGGCGTCGGCGGCAAGACCGCATAGCGCGATCCCACTGGCCGCACTGCCTCAATCGCGGCACTCACGGTCGTGATCAAGCTCGCGGGCGGATTGCCGCTCCCGTCATTGATGGTCACCGTAAAAAATCCCATTTCGGTGTTGCCCGCGGGATCGGTATTCTCCTGCAGCAGATAGGTGATGCCTTGCTGGATGCCGGCGATCGCGTTGCCGATCGCGATCGGCGTCGCAAGCGAGCGGGAATTGATATAGTTGACGAAGCGGGCGCGAAATGCGGTGTCGCTTTCGGCGTTGGTGCCGCCGGTAAAGGCGAGTGGATTGGTGACCTGGTCGATGCCGGGAATGGCGGTTGCCAGCAATGTTATGGTGTTCGGCTGAACATTGCCCGCCGTGCCGGTCGCGAGAGCGATGACCGGAACGCTCACCGAGGCGACGCTGGCGGCGATGGCATAGCCATTTTGCGCGGCACTCCAGGCGGGGTTGGTGGTGACCGCGATCACCGCGAAACTCTGCGTGCCGTCCGCCGTTCGCACCTCAGCGCCGACCGGGATCAGCGCCGCGTTGCTCGGCGTGAAGCGCGAGAAGGTGACATTGCCCTCCGCCGCGATCGCGGGAAGCCGGGTCAGGCCATAATCCGCCATCCAGCTATCGAGATTCGTGCCGGTGCTGGTCGCAGCCCGCGTCATCGAGAGCACTTGAAGAATGAGCCATTGCAACCACAACGCAACCGAGCTGCTCGCCTCGAGCACGGCGCGCAGCACCGATCCCACTGAGAGATCGAGCAACGCCGTGCTGGCGCCTTGCACCGCCGCCGCGGCGTTCTGCACCAGAGTCGTAAAATTTTGCAGATTGAGCATTATGACGGGTTCCGAATTCCAAACGAAAGCAGTTGCGTCTGGCCACTCGCGGCATCGACATAGCTGATCATGACGGCGATAGCGCCGAGCGTGTCATATGAAACGTCGATGGTTGGCGCAGGCGTTTGCGCAACGGCGCTTTCTTTGGCCAATTGGGTGCGAATGATGGCCTCGATCTGGAGCGGATTGGCGGGCTGGCCGACGAATTGCGCGAGCCCCGCGCCATATTGCGGCTGCCAGATATAATCACCGGGATTGGTGAGCAGCCGGCGCAGCACCCGTTGCTGCGCCCGGAGGGCGCCGGAAACCAGCGCGAGATCGCCGCGCGCATCGACCGAGAGATCATTCCCCCATTGCTGGAAGAGATCGTTCATCAGCGCACCTTCTTTCCTTGTCGTCAGTTTTGCGGGGATGGCGGCGACGTCGTGGTGCCGGTGACGGTGTGGGTGTGTTCATCGTAGGTGGCGCGGAGAGACGCGAGGGTTCCGTGCCCGTCGGCGACATCGCCGGTCGCGGTGATCGTGCCGTTGACCGAGAGATTGCCGGTCACATTTAGGGTCGTCGCATTGACGGCTATGGAGCCATCAGCAAGCAGTTTCACGAAACTGCCGCTTTGGTGGACCAGCCAGAACTCGCCGGCGGGCGCCTGCGGCGGGGGTGCCGCGAGGCTAAACGCGCCGCCGACGATGACGCCATGTTCCGAATCCCCCTCATGCGTGATGACGAGAACCTGATCGCCGGGCGAAGGCGGCGCGACGAGACCCCAGCCATTGCCGACCCAGGCGGTTAGGATCGGCAGCCAGCCGCTCAGCACGCCTTCCGGCTGCAAAAGCACCCGCGCCGTGTAGCTGGTGGGATCGACGCTGCTGACGAGCGCAAAGCGCGGCTGCGCAATCGCTTGGTCGAGCGCGCCGGCATGCGCCCTGAGCGCGTTGAGAAAGCGTTCCATGGTGATCCTCAGGGCGTCGTCGTGCCGATGACGAGATTGCCGGGCGGTGTGACTTCGCGGCCCGGCGAGGTGTTTTTTGCGCGAATGCGTTCGGTGAAGCCGCCATCGAAGCGAATTTCCCGCTCGATCGTGTCGATGAAATAGAGCTGATCGAACGCCGTGCCGGTGCCGCTGATCGCGATCATGTCGCGTGGGGTGAGCGTCAGTTCGCCGGGCAGACGCACGATCACCACCCGTTCATGCAGCGTCAATTCTTGCAATTTCGCCGTCGCATAGCGCAGCGCCTCATCGGGGGTGAGGTTTGGGCGCACGAACACGTAGCTCTGCGGCCGCGCGCCTTGGCTGCCGAGGGCGGAAACCCCGCTCGCCGTCACCGTCTGGGTAAACGCGGCGCCCTGGCGGCTGTTCCAGCTCTTGACCGTCACCGAAATATCACCAGCGAGCGTAAGCGCGCGTTCCATGACGATATCAAGCGCATTGGAATTACCGCTCTCGGGATTGGCAGACAATGTCAGCGCGGGAACCGAGGCCGGATTGGGCGGCTGGAAATAAAGCGTCGTGCCTTGCACGAAAACGTCAAAACCCTCGCGCTCGGCAAGCCAAACCAGAAGATTCCATTCCGTCGTCGCACGCGAGAATTGATCGAGGGTGATGCGATCATGCTCGCTGTTGTAATAGCGCCCGACCGGGGTCGTCGTCGGCGTGACCACCGCTTGCAAATTATGGTTGCCCGCAAGCGTGGTTGCGATATCGGAGGCGGTTTGGTTGGCGAAGCTCTGCTGGATGCGGCTTTCGATGAACACCGCGGTGAGATCACGGCCCTGAAGCTGCACCGTCTGCCGCAGAACGTCGATTTGCACGCTATCGACGGCTCCTTGAATGAGGCTGACCCAAGCCATCGCGCCGAGCGGCGCGGTCGCCGGCGCGAACCCGGCTTGGAGATCGACGAGGAAGAAATTCTGCGTGCTCCAGAAGGCAGCGGTTGCGACCGCATCGACGCCGAGCGCGATCGTGATGGTGAAGCGATCGGCGGCGTAATGGTTGTTGACGGCAACGAAGGCATCCTTCACGCCCTGCACGACGAGATCGCCAACCAAAAGGCGCAGCCTTGGCGCACGCACCACGCCGCCAGCGCTCGCGCCATTGCCGGCGGCGGCGTTAAGCAAGCCGGTGCCGACAGCGCCTGAGGCGAGCGCGGCCCCGGCCGGAAACAGATCGCCGACGAGCCCGCTCATTGCGGCGCGATCCCGCCGGTTGCGTTGGGATCGGGATCGGGGATGAGCAGCGTCACCACGCCGCTCAGCATCGGGTCGCTGAGGTTATTGAGTTCGGCAATGCGGATCCATTGCGTCGCATCATTGAGATATTGCGCGGCGATTTGAAAGAGATTGCCGCCGGCGATCGTGATCGTCTGCATCACGAACTCGCGTTGCCGAGATTGGTTGCGGTGCGCCCGACATAGCCTTGCGCCGCGGCGAGCCCGGCGAGCGTGCCGGCCGCTGCCGTCGCTTGCGAAAGCGCGCTGGCGCCGGCGAGCGCGTTGCTGCCGGCGAGCGGCGCTGCCGTGCCGGCAAGCGCCGTCGCCGCTTGCCCCATGCCGCCGGCAATGCTCGCTTGCAGACCATTGACCGCGTTTTGCGCGCCGAGATAGGCGCTGGTGCCGAGCGTGGTCGCCCCCGGTGCCGCGAGCGCGCTGGTGGCGCCGGCGAAATTGATGTCGCTGGTCTGCGCAAGCGTTGCGGCGTTGGCGAGATCGCTCGTTGCCTGGCCGGTAAGGGTTGCGACAAGACCTTCCGCAAACTGCACTTCGTCTTGAACGACGGTGCAGGCAATGCGATAGGGAATCCACCATCCTGCTTGATATTCCGCCGTGAATTCCGAAATCACCACGGAATAGAAAAACACGTCCCAAGAGAGCGGCAGCGTCAGCCCAGCACCGCGCAGCGTGTCGAGAAGCAGCGCGCGTTCGCTGGCCGCGGCCCCCGTGAAGATACCCGACCAGGTGATCGTCGCATCGTCGCGGCCCATCGCATCGATCACGCGTGCGCCACCGGGAAGCCGATGCACGGCGAGGCGTTGCGCGCCACCGAAGGAAAGAAAAGGCGGAATCTCGAACCCCGAGAATAGCACGGGGCCGAGCGTCAGCGTCACGTCGGACATCACGTCCTCATTGTCAAAGAAATCGGTGCGGACTCAGGGCACCACCGGCGCGCCCGGCCAGAGCGGGCCGAGCCGCGGATCAACCCCGGAATAGCCCGAGGGCGGCCGTGCCGCGCTCGCCGCCAGCGTTTCGCCGAACCAATGTCCGACGCGCGCGCCATCGAGAAAGACATCGCCATGAATGCTGATCGTGCCGCCCGCACTCGCCGGCGACGGGCCGCTTGGCGCGGCGGGCGGGCCGGCGTCAAACAGCGGCGAGGCCGGCGCGGTTGCTGTCGCGGCACGTGAGGCTTGCGGCAGCGGGCGGGTTCGCGGCATCGTCGCCGACGCCGCAGGCGCTGCGGTTTCGCCCGGCATCGCCATCGTGTTGAGGATGACGGCGCGCGCATTCTCTCGAGGCGCGCCCTCATCATTGGGCGCCGCGTCAGCGAAAGGTGCGCTCGGCATGAGGCCGCGGGTGAGCGCGAGCAGATCATCGAGGGCGAGGCCCTCGGGGGCGAGCGGCGGTGGCGGCGGCGGCGCGGCAAGGCGCGCGGCGGACGGCGCGGCCGGGGCGCGCGCGGGCTCGGCCTCGCCGCGTGGCATGGCGGCGGAGGCGAAGGGCAGAACCTCGATCCGCGAGGGTTGCGGCGCCGCGCTCTCCTCTGACACCGCCATTGGCGGCGGTGCGAAGGGATGCGCGGGCAAAGCCGGCTCGGGGTTTGCGGCGCTTTCGCTGCTCTCCGGCGCAGCCTCGTTGCGGGCGGCAGGCGCGGCGGCCGGCGGCGCGGACCATGCCGGCGTCTCAACGCTTTCGCCTTTCCTTGAGGCCGGCGCGGGCCTTATCGCTGCACTCGCGCCCCGCGCCGCGGCGAGCGCGGGGCCGGCGGCAGCGCGGAGTGCGGCAAGCTCTGAAAGACTTTCCCCGAGTGCTTGATTGAGACTTTCGAGATCACCACGGATCGCGGCAATCCCGGGCGAAATTTCGTCATCGAGCGAGAGCGTGATGCCGATGCTATAAGCGTCATTCATGGCAATTCGGCGATGGCGCTTGCGATCTCATCGGCGATTTCGCGTGCGATGTCGGCGGCGATCTCGGGGGCGAGGTCGGTGGCGGCGGGGGCGAGGAACGGGCGCGGGCGGACGCGGTGGGTGCCGAATTCGCGCATAGCGGCCTCGTCCCCGCCCGCGCCGACCACGGCTTGCGTGCTGTCGCTCGCGCTTGAGAGGGGAATGGCATCGCCGGCGCGCGCACCGGCCGCCTCGGCGAGGCGGGCTGCGGCGCGCGCGAGCAGGGAGCGCTTGCGCGCCTCGAGATCGAGTGTTGCGAGACGGCGCGAAAGATCGCGAATGCCGGTCACCGGTCTTGCTCCTGCCAGGTGAGAGTGGACCAGTCAAAGCGCCTTCCCTCGAGGGTGCCGAGCACAACCACGTAGGCGAGACGCTCATCATCGGGAAGGCTGAAGGCAACGTCGAATGGCACCCCGTTCCGCACCAAATAGAGACAATCGATGAGATCGGGGTGCCGGCTCAGTTTTTTGCTGAGTCCTGGGTTGCGCGCTTGTCCGCTTGGGCCGCCTGAAACGCCGCGGCGACGGCGGCGAGCCCTTCGTCGCCGAGCTTTTGCACGATCATCTCGATCTGCCCTTCATTGGCCGGCGCCGGCAGCGGCAAATCGTCGATCGCGGCAACCGCGCAGGCGAGCAGCGCCATCGCGAGATAAGGCTCGTTTTGCCCGAGCTGCGGCCCGACCGCTTTGAACAGACGGAGTTTCTCCAAGGCCCCGATGCGCCGGAGCACGAGCTTGCGCCCGAGCGTATCGGTGATCGTCGTCGCGGTCTCAGCGGCGGCGACGATGCGCGATTGCGGCCCGCCCATCAAACGCGGGTGCGAAAGGAGGCGAAGAATTCGAGCCGCTGGCGCACCGGCGCATCGCCCCGCCACGACCCGGCATTGGCCAGCCGAAAAACCACGTCGCTATACTGAAACGTCGAGACCGAGCCATCGACTTCAGCGATATACTGATAGACCGTCGAGGTCGGCATCGCGCCCTGGGCGTAGTAGGCGGCTTCGATGCTGGCGATGAAATTATCGACATCGGCGGTGCCGCGTTCGAGATCGAAACCGCCCTCCCCGCCCTTCGGCAATTCGGCACCCATTTGGACACCATCGAGCCGGTCAACGCGCACCTGCGCCGTCAATTGTCGGCTCTCAAAGCCGGTGACATAGGTGAGATCGATCTGCCCCGAAGGTCCGATGACGACCAGCGTGCAGTCGCTGCCAATGGAAAATTGCGTGCCCGACACGGGAATGTCTCCTTAAGCGATCTGCCCGGACGGCAGGGTCTGGTTCTGGATGGTGACGGTCTGGCCGCCATCGACATTGACGATGAATTTCTCGTTGATCGCCATGTATTGCACCTGCACATCGGCCTGGACGTAGCCGAGCGCGGTGCGTGAGGCTGGGTTATTGGAGGTATCGCACACCACCTGAAACGGGGCCGCGCCGCTGCTGGTCGCGCCCAGCATGCCTTGACCCAGCATCGCTTGCAGGAAGGAAAGCAAGGTCGCGCGGATTTGCGAAAACAGCGCGGCGTTGATCGGCTGGCCGACGAATTGCCCCATGCCGGCTTCCAGGGTCGCGGCGATGTAGTTGGTAAGCCGCGTGTAATTATCGCCATCATTGGCCGGGTTGGTCGAGGTGTTGAAGCCGCCGCGCACCCCCCAGAAGCTTCCCGCCGGCTGCGGATTGGCGATGACGTCGATGCCAGCCGTGAACAAGGCATCGAGATCGGCGGTGGAATAGGTGTTGGCGAGCGGCGCCCCCGGCGCGCCCGAGCGCTGGCTGCCGACCACGCCATAGAGCGGCTTGTTGAGGCTCGATTGCTCGGGCGAAAGATTGGCGAGCCTTCCTGCAACAAAGCCCTGCGGCGAGACCAGACGGATGAGATTATTGGTCTGGTCATTCCACCAGATCCAATCGCCGAACATCAGCTTTGCGGCGTAGCTATCAAGGCCAACGCTCTGGATGGTCGCGACCGCATCGGTGATGGTATCGCCCTGCGGCCCGGTCAGGATCATGTAGATCCCCTCCGAGAGGCCGAACGCCGCCTGCGTCGTCCATTGCGTCTGATCGACGCTATCGGCAAGAACGGCGATCGAGCAACCTTGGCCGCCGAGCGCATACATTCCGGTGCGTGGCGTCGTGCTGTGGCCGATCAAGGTCGTCGAGGTGACGTTGCTTGCGCCATCGCTGCCGGGTGTGCCGTAGCTGAAAGCAAACGCCTCGCTGGTTGGGGTCACGGTCAGGGTATTGCCGAGCGAGGCGACGACGAGCTGCGAGGGGCCGCGCAACGACCCCTGGCCGAGATTGATGGCATTGACAAGGTTTTGCCAAAAAGTCGCGCCGGTGCCGCCGATATTGTTGAAGACTTCCGGCGTGAATCCGGGCAGGCTGAAGGTGATTTGCCAGGTGCCGGCTTGGCTTCCCGGCATGATGCTCCCGGTGATCTGATTGCCGAAGCTCCCGGTATAAAGCGCGGTCAGGACCAGCGGGCCGTTGGTGCCGGTATAGAAAAGTCCGAGCTGGGCCGCGGTATCGGTGCCGTCGGTTACGCGCACGCAGCGGAAATTCTGTGCGCCTTGCTGAATCGCGGTTGCGACCTGCGTTCCCATATCATATTGGCGTGGCTGCAATTGGCCGAAGGTTGCGACATAGTCGGCCATCGTGCCGACGATCGCCGGCTGATTGACCGGGCCCCAGGTCGCGGTGCCGACGACGCCGATAATGTCGGTCGGCACGCCATTGAGAACCAGGTTCTGCGGCGGCACGATCTGAACATAGAGATCAGGCACCACCAACGCGGTGGTGTTGAGGCTGCCTTGCGTTACGATCGGCATCGTTTCAGCCTCCGCTCAACGGCGTGGTGGCGTTGACGCGCACCACGGCGTTGGCATTCTCGCTGGCAAGAATGCTTGCGATGGTTGCGGCGTCGGTAATCAGCGCGCCTTTGGCATACGACCCGAACGGCCGCACGACCACCAGGTTGGTTGTCATGATCCACTCTCCAGGACAGGGGAATATCGCGTCAGTCAGTCAGGGATACCGAGGCGTTGCCCACGGTGCCGATCGTCGTCGTGCCGAACAGCATCGAAGCCAAGCTCGCCGTCTGCAAGGTCGGGTATTCGACCGAGTAGAGCAGGTCGCGGCGATAAAGCGACGCGTTTTCCTGACGGTCGAGGGTGATGCTTTGCCGAAAACGCAGGCGCCCGACGCTGCCATCGGGAAACGGAAGAAAATAGGTCGCAGCGAGCGCGCTATCGACGGCGATCATCGCCGCATCGCGCAAGGCGGGATCGGCGCACCAGGCGATGAGGCGGAAAATCTGCTCCTGGCGGCGAACCTGGTTGAAAATCCCTTGGGTTGCGACGGTGCGCGCGATCAGGCGCTGCACACCGGGGATGGTTATCGTCGCGTTCGACAATTGCACCAAGCGATTGGCCATGATCTGGCTTGCAAGGTTGGCCGCGACATTGGCCGGTGCATCGCCGCTCTGGCAGGGATAGACGTAGGTGTTAGCGTCGGCGAGAATGCCGGCGATTTGGCCCGGGCCGGCGCTGCCGGCGAAGGTTGCGCTGTCTGCGGTCGTCGTCACCGTCAAGGTCGGCGCGACCGGCGCCGGGTTGCTCCATTTCGGCAGATAGCGGGTGGTGTTGCGCTCGCCACTATCCTCGGGAAAGACCGTGAGATTGACATAGCCGGCGGCAAGGTCGGCATCGAGCGCGTTGCTTTCCGGCCAGCCGCGATAAAGCCGCACCGGCGCGCCGCAGACGCTCGGCCCGCTCAACCCTTGCGGGTAGAGGGCGGCCATCGCGGCATTGACGAGGGCGGCTTCGACATCGGATTGATCGGCCATCAGCTTGCCACCTGCCGGACCACGAGACGCCAACCAAGCTCAGAAAGTTCGGCGCTGCTGACAACGAAATTACGGCCGAGATCGTCCTCGACCAAATCCTCGACGCGCGGGACGATGCCGGGCAAGCTCGGCAGCAGAAGCGTGAAGGCGGTCAGACGCACATCGGCAGGAAGATCGCCGGCGTAACGCGCGCCGCCGCCATTGCCGCCTTCCATCATGCTCGCCGGCCAATTGCCAAGGAGCAGGGTCGCGGCTGCGATCTCAACGCCGCCATAGGCCTGCACCCCAAAGCCGGTCGGGCCGCCCGGGCGGAGGACGGAGACGATGCGCTCGGCAAGAACCGTTACCACCGGGAGCAGCGGCGGCTGGCTCGCGATAAAGAACGTCCGCCCGGTGTCATGCTCGATGAGATAATCGCCGGGCAGCGTATAGGCGGAATCGAACACGCCATACCAGACCGGATGGCCGTAAGTATTGGCGCGGACAAAGCGCGGATCGGTCGCGTTGAACGCCGCGCGCAGTTGCAGATAGCGGTTCGTTGCAGCACACGGATTGGTATTGCCCGCGGGGCGAAAGGCGTTATAGAGCTGCCCGGTTTTCAACGCGGCGCGTCCCATGCCACGATAAATCAAATCCTGCAAACGATCGGGGTTCATGGGATCAGACAATCAGCGCGATGCCGCCGTAAGAAAGTGCGGGGCCAGGGGGAAGCCCGAGAAAGCCGCAAAGACGCCGCCGCCAATCATCGAACAATTCCTCGCGCTGATGGACTTCTTCGCTATTATGCGTCCACACCGCGGCACTCGCGGTATCGAGATTGCCGCCAGCGGCAGGAATCGCCACCTCGAGCGGATAAAGCTGCGCGAGATAAACCGAGCGCACAACCGCATATTCCGCCGGCGCGAGATTGTTCATGCGGTATTCCAGTGTGCCGTAGGCTTGGAAAAACCGCCAGCTTTGAAAGCCCGCAGCCCCGGCGCCATAGGCCGGATAGCCGCAAAAACGCCGGATATCGGTTTTTTCGGCGTCCGTGAACGGCAGCGTCAAGGGGCTTGCGGACATGATCAGTAAACCGTTCCCTGGCCACGCGAGAAATAGAGATTGCCGCTTCCCGAGGCCAACACCGCGGCGACGGTTTTAGCAAACTCGCCCGCATGGATCAGCATCCGGCTGCCCGGCGGGATCGGCACATCGGCGCTGGTCGCGGTCACACTGTTATCCATCCCAAAGCGGATGAAAGCGAGCGCGGCGCTCGCGTTATAGACCAAAACCGCCTCGCCCGAACCGGCCAGCGCGATCGCGGTGGAGGTGGTGCCGGCGGCGAGCGTTGCCGTCGCCGACACCATCAGCGGTTGCGTCGATCCAATCGCCATCGTCGTCAGCCCACATGCTCGATCATGACCGCGCGCTTGAACGCGGCGTTGGTCGCGGTCGGGATGGTGGTCGGGTTGGTGGTGACGTCGGTCGGGGCGCAGAAGCCGCCGATCCAATACCAGGATTGCGCGATGATCTGCTGCAGGCGATCGATCGGCTCGCGGGTCACCATGGCGACGCCGTCGATGATGCTGATGATCGCATCGCGCGGCGCGACATCCTCTTCCGCCATGCCGGCATAATCGCCTTCAATCAGCGCGCCCTGGCCGCAAACGATCGGGCGGCGGATATAAAGCCCGGGCAGGCCCGGCGCCGGCTGGACATAGGCTTCCGTGGTCGGAACGAAGCGAAGACCAAGGAAGGGGCTTACGAGTTCGCCGCGGCGGAAGGTCTCGGTGTCATAGCCCATGGTGAAGAGCTGCTTGAAATCGGGATCGGCGAAGAGCTGGCGCGCCGAGACCGGATCGAGATGGCAGTGATAGACGCCGCCGAGATCGGGGACGTTATTGAGGCGGAGCTTCGCGACGGCATCAAGGAGATTCGCCATCGTCAGCGTGTTGGTCGCCTGCAATTGCGAGGTGTTGGTGGCGCCGCCCGGGCGGATGATGACGGACGCATTCGCCGCCTGCACGGTGCTGCCGGACGCGCCATCGCCGATCGAAACATTGCTCGAGAAGGTCAGCTCGCCCGACAAGCCGCCCGGCGTGGTCGACGTGCTCGTCGCATCGACGGCAACGCCGATCAGGGTATAGACATCGGCGCCGACGGTGACGGTGAGGGTATTGCTCGCGCTTACCGCGGTCGGCACGCCATTCACCCAGACATACTGAAAGCCACGCACATCATCGACGGCGATCGTCGCGGCCGGCGCGCTGAGGCCGGTGGTGACGCGGGTATTGCCGCCGAAATAGGCGGAAAAAAGCTGATTGCGGGCCAGCTCGTCGAGCGAGCGCCGCGCCTGCTCGCCATTGATCGAGGCGTTGAGCATGAATTGGGAGGCGATGCCGACGCGGCTCGTCACCATGTTGAGGTCGGTGGTGGCGCCGTAGAGATTGATCGAGAGGGTGTATTGCTCGATGTTGAAATACTGCGGCGTGAGCCCGTTATCGAGATTGGTGTTGGTCGCCGGCGCAAGCGGTGTGGTGACCGAGGGCTTGAGGCCGGCGCGGGTCTTGGTCAGGGTTTCGCCGATCCCGACGGCGAAGACCTCACGATCGGCGATGTCGCGATAGCCGAGCTTGGAATGGAGTGCCGATTCGAATTCGCGCTCGAGATAGCCCTGCTGGATGATGGGCTGCAACGCCGCGGGGAAATTATTGATACCCATGGGAGATCCTCTGTTTGGGGGATGGTCGGGAAGGTCAGGTCAAAGGCACCGCCCCCGGAGGGATCGGGCGGTTCGTGCCGACGGAGTTCGTCGCTTTTTATCGGCGCCGCAGCATCTCGGCGCGGGCGGCGCGATATTCGGCAGCGGTCATTTCGCTCGCGTGCTTTTGGCGCGGCGGCTCGGCGTGCGGCGGGGTTGCCCGCGACGACGACGAATGAGCAGCGAAGAGCCAGGGCTTTTCGCGTTTGAGTTTCGTCATCAGCGCGCCCGCGCCCTCGACCTCGCCTTTGTCATCGAGTTTGACGGCAGTAGGCTCGATGAGTTTCAAGCCGTCGAGGTCGATCATCCCCGCCTTGATCGCTTCGGCCTTGAGTTCGGCGCGGATGATGCGCGCGCGCGCGGCCTCGGTCACTTCCTGCAATTGCCGCGTCAAGGCGGCGGTTTCGGCGCGCAACTCCTCGAGTGTTGGTTCCGGCAAAGACGGGTCGCTGGCTTCGGTCATGCTTCTCCTTCCGCGACCGCGATGGTCGCGATCTCGTTGCCGATATTGGCGATGTCATAGGTGCTGGCGACGGATTTCAGTGCGCTTTCGCGCGACAAAAGTCCGGCTTCGGTCAGCGTGGTGAGCGCTTGCGCATCTTTCAGCCGGTCATCGGCCGATGCCGGATACCAGCGCGGCCAGGTGAGGCTGAGGCTGGCCTCGGGGTCAAGCGGTGGCAGTTCCGCGCCGCGGACGATGAGCGGATAATGCTGGCTTGCCCGCAGCACCATCCGCGCGAGCGCGAGCAACGCCCCTTCGCCATAGGAAATCCTGAGATTATCGGCGAGCCAAATCAGTCCCTGGTTCATCATTTCCAAAGCGCGGCCGGAGGTGGGGGCGGCGAAGCGCTGCGCATCGGCACGGTTGCCATGAATGCTTTCGAGGGCGAGTTCGCGGAGCGTGCGCACATAATCGATCACCGCAGCAGACGCGGTGCCGCCGATTTCGAGCAGCCTTGCGTCGCCCTTTTCGGAAACCACCAGAGCATTAGCAGCACCTTTGATGATCTGATTGTCAGAGGTCGCCGGCTCCTTGATCAGCAGCGTCGGATCGGAGCTATATTTGAGGCCGCGCCCGGCTTGCGAAAGCTGGTAATCGATCTCGATCGCGGTCTCGACAGCGGCGCGAAAGGTGCTGGCGCCGTCGCGCATATCGCCGGTCGCTGAGGGGCCGGGAAGGTTCTTGACCCATACAATGGGAACGAAGCCGAGCCCGTGGCGGACACTGCGCGCGTGATCGATGCGCGGCGTCTCGTCGCTTGCGATCGGCCACGGCGCGAACCACCACTCCCATTCCGCGTCCCAGCGCCGCTGAAACCAGTATTGCCCAGTCGGATCAGGGACTTCATAGCCTTGATCGAGGAGATTGCCGCCCGAGACCTTGAATTTCTCGGTGACGGAGGCAAGCGTATCGGGAGCCTCGGCCTCCCAGCGCGGCGTGAGATACATCGTCTCCAGTGTTTGAAAAAACACCCGTCCCCGCAAAACGCGCATCAGTATGGCGACCGAGCCGACCGAGCCGCGCAAGCAAGCATCGATCATCACCTCGTTGAGTTTGGCCTCGCGGAGAATGGCGCCGAGCGCATCGCGTACTGCCGGGTCCGGCGAGTCGAGCGCTGGAAAATGGCCTTCGCTGAAGACCAGGGCGACTGAATCCTCAACCACCAGTCGGCAAAGATTATACCGCACCGAGGGTCGGCGCTGGCGGAGCGGGATATACTCGCCGCCGGGGCTTCGTTCGTCATAAAACTCATAGGGTAAGACGTCATAGAGCGTGCCATCGAGAACCCGGCGCAGGATGTCGAGCTTGCGTGTCCGCGCCGGATAGTCGGGGTCCATGGGGATCAGGCTTGCGAGTGTGTCGAACATGCCTCTACCGCGAAAGAAGCGGCAGATTGACCTGCCGTGTCGCTTGGGGGGCGGCGCTGAGATGGGCGAAGGCGCGCGACAGCGCATCCACCTGATCATCCTTGCTGCCGGCGGGAAAGTCGCGCAGTTCCTCGAGGAGCGCGCGCGTGAACGGGGCTTTGACGATGGCGAGATTGCCGCACGCGGCTTGGCTTGCAACCGGGCTCGCGCGTGTCACCTTGGCGCCGCTTTCGGGTCCGGAGACGATGTGATAGCCGGCGAGTTTACGTGTCAGATAAAGAACCTGGGCGCGCCCGGCCTGGCCGGGATCCTGCGGCAGCAGAATGGTGGTCTCGCGCCCGTCGCGCTCGGCGCAGGCAAGGATCGCCTGCTCGACCTCGTGCGGGCCGCCGCGGAGACGCACAATGTCATCAACGATGAAGCGCCCGGCCTCGTCTTTCAGAAGCCGCAACCCGACCGTCCAATCCGGATCGAAGCCCGGGCGGGCGATGCTGGCGGCGAGATCCCAGGCGCGCACCCGCGCAAGCGGGCGCGGCGCTGCGTCCAAGAGCGTGATCGCATCTGTGCGAAACAACAATCCCTCCGGCGGGCGTGGCCGCTGTTGATAGAGAGCGGCCCAAGCGCGCTCGCCGATGATCCGGCGTTTGCGGGCTAATGCCTCATGAGTTTCCCATTCCGGCCAGAGCGGCGCGCCGGCTTCGCGGCCGAGCGGATCATCGGTTTCGGCGAGGGCTGGCAAGCGCAAGACCCGCCAGCGATCGCCGCCGGCGGCTTGCTCGGCGAGAAGGCGCCCACCGAGATCATCCTCATGCCAACGCGTCATGATCAGCACGACGCGGCCGCCGGGTTTCAGGCGCGAGATCAGATCGCTCTGATACCATTGCCAAAGATGCGCGCGCGCGGCAGCCGAATCGGCTTCCGCTTGCGATTTGACGGGATCGTCGATGAGCACGAGGTCGGCGCGTCGGCCGGTGATCGGCCCGCGCACGCCGACCGCGTAATAAGTGCCGCCGGCGCGCGTCGTCCAGTTGGCCGCGGCGCGGGCATCGGGCGCGAGCGCGATCCCGAGGCGGCGATGATGCTCGGCGACGAGATTGCGCGCCCGCCTTCCGAAATGGCTCGCGAGCGAGGCGGTATGGCACGCCGCGATGACGTTGGAGTGCGGTGCCTGGGTGAACCACCAGGCGGGAAAGATCACGCTGGCGTAAGTGGATTTTGCCGAGCCCGGCGGCAGCAGCAGCATCAACCGATCGTTTTCGCCGCGCGCTAAGGCCTCGAGTTCAGCGATGATCAGCCGATGATGCGCCGCCGGGCGATGGCGTTCGGGCGCTAGCGCCAGCAT